CATGCAAATCTTTGCATAGCATCTCCAATGTCTGTCAAAAATGCAATTTTAAAATCATCAATCTTTCTTGTAGGGTTTACTTCCCAGGTTGGTTTCTTTAGTGCAAATACTCCTGGATACTTGTATGAAATGATTTGATCTTCATCCCAGGAAATATCAAAGTAGTTATCTGGATCGTCTTCTGGCAAGATTGGGTTAATAATAAACCTATGAGTCTTTTCGATTGATTCTTTCTCAGCAATTACTGCATCATATCTTTCTGAGATAAAGTCTCCTGGGTATCTTGGGAATGAAAGCAAAACAACCTTACCTAAGTCTGGGAAACGAGAGTCTACTGAAGCACGGAATGCTCTGTAGATGTTGTCAGCAGTCTTACCTTGATCATTTCCTGTTCCAATCTCAGAAGCAAAACCAGAGATCTCATCAAGAACTGCAAGCAACAAGTTCAGACCTTCGTGCGATTCTCTTTCTGAGTGACCAGAATAAACTGTAATAGACTTATCAAACTCAACCGAATCTGCCTTAGCATTATACTTTCCAACAAACCAAGGAGACTTCTCAATTTTTGTTTTAAACCCTTTAAAGAAAACATTCTTAGCCTGCTGAGCGTTAATCGCTACGTTAATTAAGTCAATAGCATCTCCAGAGGGCTTACCAAAATACTTTGCTGGGTCTTTAAGGCATAGAAGTTTGTATACGATGTATGAGCAGGCTACTGTTGATGTAAAGTCTTTTCCAGATCCCTTGCCAAGTTGCAGGATGATTTCGTTCTTTGTGTACTTATTAAAGTATTGTGTTCCTTTTTCTTCCCCCATAATATTTATAAGATCTTCTTTACGATAGATCTGGCTCATAGCCTCAACAATGTCGTACTGTATATCAGAAAGTGGTGGTTGTCCAAGGTAGGCTTCTCCTTCTACAAATGTTCTTGCATCTACTGGAGTTTCTTCAAAGTGATCATCTTGAAGTGCCTCAAGAAACTCATTGAACATCGTGGACAACTGTAATCACCTCGTTATCTTTTGCAAATGAAGATAGTCTACGCATGATCTCATCACGAATCTGAGGATACTCAGATGCAATATCCTTTAATATTGAAACAAGAATTTCTTGGCGACGCTCAATCTCAATCATCTCTTCTGCAAGTTCTTTGTTCTCAAGCAGTCCAGCCTTTTGCAGCATGTCGATGCGCTTAGACTCTATATCCATAACAAGTTTAATTGCAGCAGTTTTTGCGCTAAGATTGTTAGTCATAGATGCTTCATCAATAACCTCATATGTACGAGAAACCAACTTGCTATAGTGTGTATCCGCAGCAGCAAGTGCTTCTTTAGCACGAGCACGAATAGCATCATTAGCAGATGCCATAACTTTCCACTCATTGATAAGTGTTACTACTTTTTGTCTTGGAATGTCAAGTTGTTTTGAAATTACTGTAGGATCGTTGCCTTTTAAATATTCTTCTACTACTTGATTAACCTGGTCAAGGTGCTTAACTAAATCATCTTCAGTTGACATACTTACCCTCTAGTCTATTAATTTCATCTTTAATGTAAAAAATTGCTTTCTCAAGATCCTGAATAGTTTTTGATTCATCCTTGATTCCTGCTCTCCATAAATATTTAAAAGCATTGCCAATGTTAAAGTTGCGATGTCTTGTAATTTGAATACACTCTACCCCAGAAGGATCTGTAGTGTAGTGTATTGGGTGGTTAACCTGATCAACCGTTATGTTTAGATTTTCACTCATCATCTTCCTCCCAGTCAAACGCCTCTGTCATGTTACGCAGTGTTGCAGCAGTATAAGAAATACCAACTACTGTTACTAATGATAAAACAAAAAGAATGTACTTAATTTTTTTCATCTCTTTGACTTCCTTAATTTAAATTTTGCAAGGTAGACATATATGGTCTCAACACTAGCCCCACATTCCTTAGCAATCTCTTCTGGAGTCTTTTTATCCACAAGATATCTCTTACGCATATAGACTTCACTTGTATATAGTTTAGCAGCCATGATATTAATTGTCAACTTTTCTTTCTTCAATATCATAGTTAAACCTATCAGAGTTTTCCATAATCCACTTATCCTGGTTCTCAACGTCATACTTTCTTTCATTAATTATTCTATCAATCAAATACTCTTTTTCAAGGGTAAACGATGGCTCGTATACACGGACTCTGTTGTTAGGCTGAATGGCAAAGTTTCCATCGTCTCTTTGTATAACGTGACCACACTTATGATCTGCTGGGCTTTCAGAGTAGCCGTCATCTAAAACATTTGTATCTGGATTATGCCAGTCCAGTGTAAAAAGATATGTGCCCTTATGCATTGTCTTTGTTCTGTCTATATAGGACATTCTAAGATTTGTTAGATTTTCAAATTGAGTCACAGAAATGTGATGGCTAAAAGAGTTCCACAAAACTAAATTGTGTAAGTCTACTTCAGGAATCCCTGGCTCTGTGCAAAATGCAGAAATGGGAAGTCTCCACCATAGTCCACCATCTGGCATCATAATATGAAACAGTGGGCTTCTAGACTTTAGACTAGAAACACCAAACACAACACACTCAAAATATTTATCATGACTGTCTTGATGATTTCTTAAATAATTTCCACGTACATAGCAATGTATTGGTGGTATGTTTGCGTTTAACTCTGGCATTATTCAGCCCCTCCTACTGCTTTATTCCAATTTTTAATTGCCCAATGTCCGATGCCACATGCATCTGCAACATCATTATCTGTTATTGTTCTATCGTATTGCAGGTTAATAAAGTTAATTGTTCTTTGCTTTCGTAGTTCTCTTTCATATGATTTAAGCCATGACTCTGACTTCCCTGGATTTTGTGACTTAATAAACAGTTTTTCATCTTTAGAAATCTTCTTGTTTCCAATAAAGTTTTGCCAAGTTATTGGTGCTACCTTGCCTATAACCTTAGTACCAGACTGTCCTGCTGCTCCAAGGATAGCGCCCTGTACAAGAGCAAGATCAGCAGCAGTTTTGGGACTATTCATAAATACTGTGTGCTCAATAATAATAGCCTCAAAGCCTTCGTAGATGTCAAGAAAAGCCTTTACCTTTTGTCCAGCATCCATAACCTTTTCATAGGTGTCTTTCCCTTTAAAGTTAATCTTGCCTACTGACTTTAATGTCTTTTCTTGAGTATCAAAAATAGCAAAGGCAAGGCTATTAGTGCTTGCATCGATAGCACAAATAGTTTTTGGAAGTTTATTTCCTATTGCCTCTGCTAGTTTCACTTTAAGTTATCCTTAATCTCTTTTAATGCTTTTGCTACGTCAGAAGGATTTACATTGCATTTAACACAAAGACTTTCGTCATTATAGATTGACAAAGGCTCTTTACATGATTTGCAGTTTCTTTCCTTACCTTTCCTTTTTTGTCTTCTAGAAATTATATACCTTGCAGCAATTTTTTCTTTTGTTGACATGTCTCTACACTCTGGTGAACAATATATTTGGTATGTTACGTCTGTTTTAAATTGTTTATCACACCATTGACAATGTTTCATCTATAGGCTCCAAGGACTTTAGTTTAAAGTCTCCCTTGCCAGCATCTGCACAAGCCTTTTTAATAGGACATGACTTGCAAATTTTTGAATTTGAGCGATAGTTTTTTTCAGGAAGGGTTCTATCGACCCAAGCCTTGCGAACTGATCTCATCCATTCAAACGTCTGGTCTACCCACCGACGATAATAATCATTTACTTCTACTGGAAGGATAAGCAACTCATGATTATTTTTATTCTCATAAATAAGAACTGCCTTTGCCTTCTTTAGAATCTTCATATAAATTAACAACTGAACAAGGTGTCCAGTCTTAGGCTTCATATGTGCCTTACGATATTCAAATCCCTCATTCATCATTGTCTTAATTTCGCCAAGGAGTTCTTCTCCCTGCCAATTTACAACAACATCTCCGTACCCAAAGATTGGTGGATCAGAGTATGTAATCTTAAACTCAGAATCAACAAGAAAGTCTGGAACGTTGGCCATTGCTTCCTGAATACGTTCATGAGACTTTGTTCCTGCAGTCATGTTGGCTGCACTATATGGCGTTGCATCATCTTCAAACATCTGTCCATCAAATGCTAAGTACCAATATCTGGGACACTCTCCATGTCCATAGGCAATTGTAGATGGTGCAAATGTTTTCTTCTGTGTTTGCTTGTCAATACGGTTAACAGTGTACCCTGACTGAATTTTTTCAGTCAAACCAGCAGCATCGATAGGGTGAACTGGTGCCTTTTCCTGCTTTACCATAATTTGTTGCAATAAACTTTTTGTCATTTTTTACTCGTTTCTATTAGTATAAGTATAGCAGATTAACGTGTGATGTACTTGAGTGCTGAGACTAAATTGTTTAAAGACTCTGCTGCCGTATAATAAAGATTCTTTTTCCCACGATCTGACTTGTCTACATTAGCCATCCATGTAGCCTTAAAAGCCATCTTTGCGGCAATCGCCTGCAGTCTAACTATCTCAATGTGTGCAACATTTAGCGGGATGTCTGGTTTAATAATTAACTTAGCAATCATTGTAAGTGCGGTAGTTAGTTCTTCATCTTCCATATAGTCTGCAATCTCTGCTAGACCATTTACCATATCTATTGTTGTTCCTTGATGTTCCATTATTCCTCCACTAGATTTTCTAAAATGCTCATCTCAATTATAGCAAGCCTAACCTTTGCATTACCCTCGCCGATTACAACAACTATTGCTGGATCCTTGCCATTCTTCATGGCATCAGTAGTCGCCTTAGCCCAAACCTCTTTATTTAAAGTAAAAGACTTTCCAACTTCTTTAAAATCTACAACAAAGTTTTTCCAGGAAGCGTCTCCCTTTTGTGTATTACGACCAGAGTTCTTGTGCTGCTTAGCACCAATCCTCTTAGACTCACTCTTCTCTGTCATTACCCTTCCATTTCTGCTTACCAAATCTAACAGTGCTTAAATGCTTTGTTGGACACATCCATGTAGCAGTTTTTGTATCTGCATAAAGTCTTAAAGATGTAACCTCACATTTACATTCGTGACAAATAAACTTTCCGTGATAGACAGTATAACTAGCCATTTAATTTTGCCTTGATTGATTCTTGCAAGTCAAGATCCTCTCTAACACGATTCACAAAGGCTTCTTTTCCCTGGACCTTTGAGCCATCAGGAAGGATGTACCAAGCCCCTGTGCGCTCTACAATACCGTTTAGTTCTGCTGTAGTAACCAGATCACCAATGGTATCAAGACCAATATCGTCACCTCTAAAGTAAAAATCATACTCACCAGATTGGAACCCTGGAGAGGTTTTAGAGAACTGGAGTTCCCACTTAATAGTTCTACCAATTTTTTCTTCAATTAATTTATCTCCTACCTTGATCTTGCCCTTAATCGCTTGATTGTCTGACTCTGAAGAAAAGAGTTTAATAATACATGAGGAATAAAACTTAGTAGCCTGACCACCAGAAGGCTGCTGGCTAGTATACATAGCATTGATATTGTTACGAGACTGAGAAATAAGAACAAGCAAAGTTGGCTTAACTTTATTGTTTGCATAGTTAAGCATTTTCCATGCGTTACTAAAGTCACGGGATTCTGCTCCAATCTGTTTAGTATTTTCTAATGCCTTCATTTCATCTGTATCTTTTTCAAAGTAGATTGCAGGAAGCATTGATGTAATAGAGTCAACAACGATGAGGTCAACTCCAGCATTCATAAGGCCAACACCAACATCAACCATATCGCTGATTGTTCGTGCTTGAGAATAGATTAATTTTTCTGGGTCAACGCCCAAAGATCTTGCCCAATCTTCTGAGTATGACATCTCTGAATCAATCCATGCACACAACTTTCCTTCTGCCTGGGCTAGAGCAATCATCTGAAGACACATAGAAGACTTTGCTGAAGACTTTGATCCCCAAATCAATACCTGTCTGCCGTAAGGAAGCCCACCACCTAGAGCACGGTTTAGTCCAAAACTAGGAGTAGGTTGATACTCATAGTTGACACCAACTCCACTACCCAATCTCTTTCTTAACTTGGGGTCTAACTGTGCTAACGCTTCTTCGATACTAACTGACATGTACATCCTCCAATGTTACGGTTCCGTCTTTAGTTTTACCAAAATTAAATTTGTAAGATTTTCCTTCTTCAATTGTCATGTATGCTTTTGCAAAAGATGTCGGGAAAACTGTTATGGAGTGTAGTTCTCTATTTGTATCTGCAAGTGTAAGAGATGCCATTTTCTTTCCAGTCTTTGTAGTTCTTGGCTTAAATGAAACAACAAACATCTCTTCATCTTTGTATGGAAGTTGCTTATAACCTAAGAACTTTACAAGCGCATTTGAAGATCCCCTTATTTCATCAGCAGGAATTGCAGAGACAATCCTATTGTCATTACAGAGAACCAGGTAAGTACGACCAGTCTCAATAGTGGTTGCTTCTTCATCAAATATACCAACACTGCCAGTCTTGTCCAAAACTTCAACTCGTGACCATCCTGTTCCTCGTTTAATTGATTTTACCATACCAAGTAAAACATAAGATCCCTTTTCTTCAAATTCTTCTACATCCTGTATAAATGCATAGTAATGTGATGGGATAGTAATGTTAAACTCTGGAAGGTTTAAATACTCGTAAAGGTTTTCCTTAATCTGAGTATCGTTTCTTGGGTTGTCACTAAATGTTAGTGCTCCAACCATGTTCATAGCCTGCAGTGCACGACTATTTACTCCATTGCCTTTAGTAAATGTAAACTCTTCAACCTCTTTAAAAGTCTTAAATGGTCTTGCAGCAATATACTTTTCTGCAATATTGCTAGAAATATATTTAATACCAGTCAATCCAAATCTAATTCCTTTGCCTTCAATCTTAAAGTCAAAGTCTGAGTCATTTATATGAGGAAGTTTTACGGGAATACCCATACGCTTTGCCTCGATTAGATACTCGGTTCTATTATCTTTGTCTTTTTCATTTTTTAATAGGGCAAACATAAACTCTAGTGGATAATAATACTTTAGCCACGCCGTCCAATATGAGAGAGTAGAGTAAGCAACTGCGTGACTTTTGTTAAAAGAGTATCCAGCATGTGCTTCAAAATCGTGCCACAAGTCCTTAGCCTCGTTAGGAGAAATATAAGCGGATGCACCTGATACAAATCTGTCTTTGAATACATCAAACTCCTTAGCATCTTTTTTCTTTCCAATGATCTTTCTAACTTTATCTGCTTCCGACATGGACATACCGCCAAGGTGTACGCATGCTTGCATAACTTGTTCCTGGTATAAAACGCAACCATAAGTATCCTCCGTAAATGGTTTCATGATTTGGTGACTATAAGATACGTTTTGCTTTCCGTGCTTACGTGCAATGTAGTCTTTACCAATTGTATTCATAGCGCCTGGACGAACAAGAGCATTTGATGCAGCAAGTTCGTTAAAGTTCTTTACACCCATCTTAACAAGAAGGTTTGTGTATGGGGTTGCTTCACACTGAAACACACCCTTTGTATACCCGTCAGAAAGCATCTCATAAATCTTTGGATCTGCAAGATCAAGCGAATGTAAGTCAATATCCTTGTAATGATTTTCTTTAATCATTGCTACTGCATCTTGAATAACACTAAGAGTCTTTAGACCAAGAGCATCAATTTTAATTAGACCAATACGCTCTGCCTCTTCCATATCAACTCCAACAACAGGAATTCTTTCATCTGATCCTGGTGCAGAGCGTGTTTCCATTGGTGCATATCTAAAGATTGGGTCTTTACTTGTTACAACTCCTGCTGCGTGAATTCCAGTACCACGAATGCGACCACGAAGTTGTTCTCCGTATATCTCAACCTCTGGATACTTTTCCCTAAACTCTCTTGTTGACTTTGATGTACAGAAGTCTTCCCAAGTATCTACAAGTTTAAGAACCTTGTTAACATCTGTCAAAGGAATATTTAGTACTCGTGCCACATCTCGCACAACACCTTTATCTTTAAACTGAAGAAATGTAGCAATAGATGCAACATGTCGATACTGTCTAACAAGATAGTCTTTTACTTCATCACGACGAGAGTCTTGAATGTCTGTGTCGATATCTGGAAAGTCATTACGTTCTGGATTAATAAAGCGGAAGAACAGAAGTCCATACTTAATTGGATCAACGTCTGTAATTCCAAGAGCATAACAAACCAAAGAACCCGCTGCAGATCCACGACCTGGGCCTACCATAATGCCTTCTTTTTTAGCCCAAGCAATCATGCTTTGAACTACAAGGAAGTACGGAGCAAACTTTTTATCCTTAATGATTTCAAGTTCTTCTTCAACTCTTGCAATGTATTCTGGGTTATCAGCAAAACCTCTTTGCTCCAAACCCTCATAAGCAATCTTCTTTAATTCTTTATCTGGACTCTTGTACTGTACAGGAAGAAGGTTCATTCCATCTTGGATTCCGTAGTCTCCTACTGTCTCTGCTAATAGGAGTGTATTTGAGTAGATGTCTGGTCGATCAATACCCTGGGCTTCCATGGCTGCTTTCATCTCTTCATAAGACAAAAGGTGAATGTCAAACTTATTAAATGTTATCTGACGGTCTTCACCATAAAGATAGTCAAGACGCTCCATCATGTTTTCTTTTTTCTTTGACTTTTCGTATGTAGTGTCCTTTAACACTTTTCCATGTGTGTTCATGAGTAACTTAAACTCTTGAACTTCTTTTTGTGATGAGTCAACGTGGTGGCAGTCTGGTGTAACAACAACCTTAACCTCAAACTCATCTGCAAGTTCGATAAGATACTTATTGATGTGTGCTTCATTGTGAGGCATCACCTCAATGTAGTAGTCGTCTGCAAAACGATCCTTAAACCAAGAGATATACTTCTTGGCAAGAGCAAACTCTTCTTCTTCTAATGCTTTGACAAGTACGCTACTTGGACAAGCAGAGGTAACGATAATACCCTCTTTATACTTTTCCAAAATAGTAAAGTCAAATCTTGGCTTCTTGAAGAAACCATCTGTCCAAGACAGTTCGCTAATCTTATTTAAGTTTTCTAAACCAATTTGATTCTTGGCTAGAAGGATAATGTGGTTATAGACAAGATCTTGTTGACCTTCTCTTTCAGACTTATCTCGTGTATCAGATATGTCTGCACACATGTATCCCTC